GAACAAATTATCACGCTGGTATGGCAGTATGTGCTGCTCCTAATGGTACGATAGATATTATGACAAGAGAAGAGATTGTTTAGTATCCTGATTGTATTATAGGCTATGTTAGTGAAGTACCTGAATACACAATTTGGGGTGAAAAGGCAGTTCCTGTAAATAATAGAATATGGATTAAGGTGAAATAAAAATGCGTTGGCAAGAAGATAATAATCAAAATATTACAGAAACTTCGTTTTGTAATGTTTTATGTAATGCTTTATGTGGAGTGCAAATAAAAGATGAAAAATCTTAACATTTATTTTTCCGATGCATGTAATTTAAAATGTGCTTATTGTTGTATGCAATATCAAGAGCATGATAATAAACGCATTTAGGAGTGTTTCAAGAATGGTTCATTTACAAAAACCATTCTTGAAACTATCACCCCAGAAACTACCAGTATTGGATTATGGGGAATGGAGCCATCACTTAATGGACCATATTTTTCAGCAATGATTACTGCAATTTTAAAGCGATGGCCGCAAATCAAAAATATTATGTTTTCTACAAACGGTACATCAGAATTATACCGTTATTTCGTCATGCCATTATTATCATATGATGTAACATTACATATCCAATTTAATATTGATGGTCCAGAAGATATGAATGATTTTAATCGTTAGAAAGGTGCGTATAAAAATTCAATCCGCGCGCTAGAGCATTTAATTTATTCTTGCCCAACGAAAATGCCGACCAATAATTTTTAGTTAAAAATATCTACTAAATCGACATTAACTAAAATTAATTTGCGCACCGACTCTACAGTTTGGTATGCATGGGCGTAGGAATTACATGATAAAATGATACCTTTAGTAGAAAAAAGACCATATATTAATATTGATGATATCGGTGCAAAGCCGACCATTGAAGTGCCTGGTCGTTATTTCGGTTATGATGCAGAGAATTATTATAAATGGTTTGGAACCATAGAAGTACCTAAACAAACTCCGCATTGTATGGCAGGCATTGATTCATTCACTATTGATTGTGATGGAAAATTATGGGATTGTTAGATGCGAAAAAATAAAGATGGTTATGATGAAAAAATTTTACGGTCAAATTTTGATAAAAGAGTAGGCCAATTACTTAAAGATAATTAGATAACATAGACAAATAAAGATATGTTATTTAATGCGATTATGTCAGTATGGTGCTGGGCGAGCGCTACTGATATAAATACAATAGATGATAGTTATATACTATTATTTGGTAATTTATAAGGAGGTCATTTTAATGGCAACAATTATTTTTAATAGTGACGCAGCTCATGCTATTCAACTCGTAAATTATAGTCGTACTACTACATATGACAAGGAACAGAATGATTTAGTAAGCAATGCTTATATTAGTTTGGTTCCTGGTGCAAGTACCGCCACTTTCTTGAATACTTTAATGCCACAGACTGTTTCTCGTATTACTATTAAAGGTGATAGTGGTAATAATATTTATGATTTAAATGATGTTCAAGGTAGAATTACATCTATTCAAGAAACATACAATGGTGGAGACAATTTTGAAATGTATGTTAATTTTTCTTCTAGTGAAGATTTAGACGCAGATGATGGTGAATAATTTATAAGGAGTGATGGCGCACTATGGCGAATGTAAATTGTAAATATACATATTATCCCATAGCATCTGGGCAACCAATTAAAAGTAGTTCATAGTGCGCCGAAACTCCGGCGACTTATATACATGTTCCACAGGCCGCAGCAGTTGAAGAATTACAATTCTGCGGCACTACTATTTCTATTAATTGTACATTACGTAATCCTCCTCCTGGCGGAGTTGAAATTACAAAAGCTGTTATTGATTTTAACTATGAAATGAATTGTAAAGGACGAGTTGGTTTCGGGACTAACTATTTAGAAAGTTCAGAGTTTCCAGTTCGCAATATTAATGGTTCAACGTTTGGCAGTTATGAATATGAAATAACAGGTTTGACTAATAAGACAAGCCAAACTTTTTAGATTACATTTTGGCCTTACGCAATTAATGGAACGATTATTATTAGTTATGTAGATGTACGTATTTACTATCGTAGTTTAACTATTGATACTTCTATTCCAGCGCCAGTAGAAATAGAAGTATGGCCTTAGTATTATAATCGTGTAGCGGTGCGCTGGTCTCCACCAGAAAATTTTACTGGTACAATTGATCATTATTCTGTGGGTGTATTTGCTGGGCCTAATGATAAAACATTATTAACTCCAAACAGTGGAGAATTAGTTTCTTTAGGTTGGATTGATACGGAACGTACAAATTAGACATCTATGATTGTTCCTTTAACATCGTTTCTTGGTACAAAAAACTATAATGAAATTAACACAACACCTTCATTATATGTTAAAGTATGTGCAGTTTTAGACTCTAAAATAGTTGGTTCAGCAGGTTGTTCATTAGATACATCAAATGAATTCTATCGAAGCGCTTCTTTTGTTTTTATTGATACATTAGAAGATGAGAATGAAACTATGTTTTAGATTGATGACTTAATGACTGCATATACATTATGTCGTTAGTTTATCGGCCATGTTAATAGATTAACACAAGAAAGTGCGCAAATGGCAGCCATTATGCCAGCTATTAACACTTTGGATTGGGATTATGACATTCCAATTACGTAGAACCATTACGATATATTAATGCATCAATTGCAAGGGCGTAATGAAAATTATGAAATCCCAGATAATATAGATGAAGTTGAAACCCCCATAACACATGCGCAATGGGCGCTTTTATTGGAGAAATTATAATGAGATTAACTTTAACAAGAGAAAGTAATGCGGAAGCTTGGGGCGTTAATGTTAATGACACGATCAATATTCATCCAGAAACATATTTGCTAGGTTGTGTTCCTAGTGAAATGAATGGGCCGGATGAAGCTGTAAAAGCCCAAGCAATTGCCGCACGAACTAATGCTTATACTATTAAAAATATGACAGATAATAGCGCTAAGCATTAGGCATATCGATATTCGAGATCAATTGATAATGCTTATGCTGCTACTTATCGTTGTGTTGAAGCAACTAATGCATTAGTTTTAACATATAAAAACACTTTATGTAGCCCAGTGCCTTTCTCTTCTAGCAATGGCGGACATATAAAAAGCTCTAAAGAAGTCTGGGGTGGAGAACGCGCTTGGCTAGTTAGTAAAGATGACCCCTATACAACTACTGCGCGCAATGGACATTGTGTTGGTATGAGCCAAGTTGGCGCAAAGAAGATGGCAAATATGGGCTTTACATATTAGGATATTTTACAATTTTATTATCCTGGTGCAGTAGTAAAGGAGGTATTTGAAGTAATGACCTCATAGGAGAAAGAGAAAGTAATCAGAGAGTATGCGTTAAGTAAAGAAGGTTGTGGTTATATCTATGGTGCTCAAGGACAAATTGCAACCGAACAATTTATTCGTGCGCGTATTGCTCAATATCCAGACAAAGTTGATTATAACATTGTAAAGAAGTGGCTCGGTAAGTAGGTTTATGATTGCCAAGGATTTACGAAGTTATGCTTCGCGCAAATTGGTATTTCCTTAGTATCTGGCGCATCTTCACAATGGAAATCAAGTATCTGGGTGCGAAAAGGACCAATTGATTAGATGCCAAAAGATAAGATTTGTGCTTTATATCATGAATCACCAACATCTAATCCAATGTCACATACTGGTGTTTATCTGGGCGATGGCACTTTTATGCATGCAGCTGGTAGCAAGTCTGGCGTTAAACGTCAAGAATTAGGTACATATGGCTGGACGCACTATGCAATCCCCGCGGGTTTATATACACCAGAAGAACTAGCAAATGCTGGTACATCAGAAGGGGAGGTTTTATCAGTGTTATACTAGGCAACAGTAAAATCAAAAAGCGGCACGACAGTGCGTATGCGTTCTGGCGCGGGCACTAATTTTGGTGTAATAGCAAAAATATCAACTGGGACTATTGTTGATATTATTGATCATGGCACTGAATGGGACCGCATTATGTATAACGGACAGACCGGATATATGATGAATGAATTTTTAATTCCTGTATCTGTGCCTGTTGAACCTACCACACCTGATACACCAAAATCTTGGTATGTAAAGGTGGCGTGTTCAAGTGAGATAGAAGCAAAAGAATTAGTAGCAGCGCTCCAAAAATTAGCGAAAGCGACAACAGCGACCGCTTGAATGGAGTAAGCGACTTACTATTATAGATATTGTCGTATATGCTGTATCACTCTTGGCAATTCTTGCTATTGTTGTTATTAATCAAGGATTAGCATCTTTTGGTTCAAGCGCCTTGGCTGGTGTAACAACAGTATATGTTTCCTTACGTTTGGGTTATACTGCAAAAGCAGGTATTGAGAATTATAAAAAGATAAGTGAAACATACAAAGAAATACAAGATGCAGCAGCAATTAGTGATAATAACGAAGAAGATAATTCGGAGGATTATGACAATGAATTGGGCTGAAATTTTAAATGAGATTTTTAAGTTAGTTATCATTCCTTTTTTGGGGATATTGACTACTTATTTTGTTAAGTGGGTTCGCGCAAAGATCGACAATTATAAAGCTGGTCAAGAGGATACTGTATATTACAAGTATTTAAGTATGTTTGAAGATACAGTTGCTCGTTGCGTAGAAATGACGAACCAAACTTATGTTAATGCTTTAAAGAATAAAAATGCTTTCACTGCGGAAGCACAGAAAGAAGCATTTCAATTAACTTACAATAGCGTAATTACAGTATTAAGTGAAGATGCTAAGCAGTATCTAACCGCGGTCGTAGGTGATTTTGATCTATTCACTAAG